AACATAACTCTTGATCAACAATTTAATCTTAAGGAACACAATCAAAAATTAGAATATACAAAACTTAAAATCATAGCAAATGAACTAGAAAGATATAAAAAAGAATACGGCCTTATAGATTATAACGATATGATATTAGATTTTGTAAAATCTGATAAGTCTCCAAAGTTTGATGTAGTATTTATAGACGAAGCACAGGACTTATCTCGAATGCAATGGGATATGGTAGATAGTTTTAATACAAACGATTCTTTTATCGCCGGGGATGATGACCAGGCTATTTTTAGATGGGCTGGGGCAGATGTAGATTCTTTTATTACGCAAAAGGGAAAATTATTAACACTCGCTCATTCAGTTAGAATTCCTAAAAAGATTCACGAGTATGCTATAAAAATTATTGAAAGAGTTTCAAATAGATTACCTAAAACCTGGCAACCAAAAGCACATGAGGGTGTTATTAGTAAACACTGGAACTTTGAAGATATTAATATGAAAGAGGGTAATTGGTTAGTGTTAACTAGAACTAGACATCAACTTAAACCAATAGAAGATATATTAAAAGAAAAAGGATTATATTTTGAAAATAGGTTCGGCAAATCTTATGAAAAACAAATCCAAGACGCCGCAGCTAATTGGGAACATTTAAGACAAGGACAACTTATGCATGGTAAAGACATACAAAAAATTGCACTTTACATGAGTGATACTAATTGGGATAAGAAAAAACTAAAAGCTTTAGTTAAAGATTCATTCTATGGAATTGATGCATTAACTAAAGGATACGGGTTAAATACTAAAAAAACCTGGTATGAATGTTTTGATAACGCAGGATCAAAAAGAATTACTTATATTAGAAAGATGAGAGCTAATGGTGAATCATTAAAGGAAGGTGCTAGAATAAAATTATCTACAATACATAGTGTTAAAGGTGGTGAAGAAGATAACGTTGTTATTCTTCCAGACCTTACACATAGTACACAGCTATCTTATGAACGTAGTAAAGATGATGAGAATAGATTGTTCTATGTTGGTGCAACAAGGACCAAGGAACATTTGCATATTGTAAGACCAAAAGACGAAAATAAATCCTTTCCAATGGGGGAAATATGAAAGACAAAATATATAAAAAACAGGTAGGTGGTGATCATTACAAATCTATGGTCATTCAGCCATCCGAATTTATTAACAGAAATAATATTCCATTTGCGGAAGGTAATGCAATAAAATATTTATGTCGTCACAAACAAAAAAATCAGAAAGAAGATTTGCTAAAAGCAAAACATTATATTGACATGGCGATCGATAGAGACTATCCTGAAGAAGTGAAAGAAGAAATAAAAAAAGAAAATAAAAATTCATGGGGAATAGTTAAATGATACAAAAACCTTTATTTGCACCACAAACAGAATGGTTACCGCCAGATTCTTTTCCAGACTTATCTAAATATGATGAGATAGCAATTGACCTAGAAACTAAAGATCCAGATTTAATTAAAATGGGATCAGGTTCAGTTACTGGTAGAGGAGATGTTACAGGAGTAGCTGTAGCGGTACATGGATGGTCTGGATATTATCCAATTGCTCACGAAGGTGGTGGTAATATGGATCGTAAAAAAGTTTTAAAATGGTTTCAAGATGTATTAAATACACCAGCTAAAAAAATATTTCACAACGCCATGTATGACGTTTGTTGGATACGCGCGCTAGGTCTAAGTGTTAACGGTCTTATTGTGGACACGATGATTGCATCGGCCCTGGTTGATGAAAATCAAATGCGTTATGACTTAAACAACTGTTCTAAAAGATACACTGGAAAGACAAAGAATGAAACATCTTTATATGAAGCTGCAAAGAGTTGGGGGGTTGACCCCAAGGCAGAAATGTATAAACTACCTGCCATTTATGTTGGCGCATATGCAGAAAAAGATGCTGAACTTACATTAGAACTTTGGCAGGAACTTAAGAAAGAAATTTTACACCAAGATATACAATCTATTTTTGAATTAGAGACAGAACTTTTCCCTTGCTTAGTCGATATGCGATTCTTAGGAGTTCGTGTAGACGAAGAAGGCGCTCACCAATTAAAGCAACAATTAGTTGCACAAGAAAAAGAATGCTTACAATTAGTAAAAAAAGAAACTGGAGTAGATACGCAAATATGGGCAGCTCGATCCATTGCGCAAGTTTTTCAAAAACTTGACCTACCATATGAGACAACCGAAAAAACAAATTCTCCATCATTTACTAAAAACTTTCTTCAGAATCACCCCCACCCGCTAGTGAAACGAATTGCCCAGGCCCGTGAAATAAACAAAGCCCATACCACGTTCATTGATACCATATTAAAACATAACCATAAAGGAAGAATTCATGCAGAAATTAATCAGCTTAGATCAGATAATGGTGGAACAGTAACCGGAAGATTTAGTTACTCCAACCCAAATTTACAGCAAATACCAGCTAGGAACAAGGAACTTGGACCACGGATTAGGTCGTTATTTATACCTGAGGAGGGCCATACATGGGGTTGTTTTGACTATTCTCAGCAAGAGCCTAGGTTGGTAGTGCATTATGCAGCTTTACAGAATCTCTATGGCGTGGACGAGGTATTGGAAGCCTACAAAGTAGGCGATGCCGATTTCCATACTATCGTGGCAGACATGGCAGAGATACCTAGATCACAGGCCAAGACAATAAATCTTGGTCTGTTCTATGGTATGGGTAAAAATAAATTACAAGCAGAGTTAGGTGTATCTAAAGAAAAAGCTGAAGACTTATTTAAACAATATCACAGTAAGGTTCCATTTGTAAAACAACTTATGGACGCCGTGATGAGAAGAGCACAAGATTCAGGTAAGGTTAGAACTTTACTCGGAAGATTGTGTAGGTTTCATCTGTGGGAACCAAATCAGTTTGGTATTCATAAGGCATTGCCTCATGATGCAGCGCTCTTGGAACACGGACCAGGGATTAAACGTGCTTACACTTACAAGGGATTAAATAGATTGATACAAGGATCAGCTGCTGACATGACAAAGAAAGCGATGATAGAATTATACAAAGAAAAAATTATTCCACACATCCAGGTACATGACGAATTAGATATATCTGTAAGTGACAACGCAGATAAGATAAAAGAAATTATGGAACATGCAGTTTCACTTGAAGTTCCTAATAAAGTAGACTATGAATCGGGACCCAATTGGGGTAATATCAAAGAGGAGGAAATATGATAAAAAAATATGTAGACCAATTAATGGTATGGCAGTTACACAACAGAAGAGAGATTGTTTGTTTTGTTGCTGGTCTTATCGTTGGCGCAATTATATTCTAGGTATGTATGGCATATCTGAACGCAAATATACCTGTGATGTATGCACAGATCAGGAGAGAATATCTCTATGATCTTAAAAAACACCATGGAGAAGTTGAAGACTGTATCATCTTTGGTGTTGCATCTATTACAGGGCGTCCTATACTTTTTCATGCAATCATGGAAAATGGTGCTATCTTTTATAGGTTACCAATATCGGCTTTTATTCAACGTGGTTTTCAACCGGAAACTGTTCCACATCAAAGACTTGATGAACTTCAACTTTGGAATTGTTTTTCTTATTTCCCTGCTATTACTAATTATGATATTTTAGACGGTCAAGCAGGTAAATACATAGGTAAAGATAAAAAATGGTACCATGGGGCTTATTTATTTACTGTTGATTTTGCTCATCCAGATAGTAATATAGTAGATACAGATCATTCTGAAATTCCGCACGAGCACAAGTGCGCACACATACTTGCGTTAGAAAACGGCAACTATGCGGCACAGCCAAACAATAGATTAATTTGGGACATACCATCTTTTACAGTTAAAGATGAAATTCCTGATTGGAAGGTACAAACTTCAGAATGGAATGTAGAAGATACACGTAAGTGGAGAACAGAAGACACTGATAATTTCTTCTACGAAATTGAGGAGAAAAAAGATGATTAAAAAATTATGGAAAAAAATTGTTAATTGGCTTTTTAGTTGGCAAAGATGAAATGTAAAAACTGTCATTGTAATTGTCACTGCGACGGAGAACTTCATGCTGATGATTATGGGGTGTGTACGTGTGATGACTGTAAATGTAAAAGAACTTATAAAAAACAAAAAGATCATGCAACAGACATGTCTTTTGAAAACGAAGTAAAACATGATTGAAAAATTAATGACAATGTTAATAGGAATCTTACTTGCACTAGCAGGTTGGACCTTAACTCGTACATTTGACTTATCAACTAATCAATCGGTATTGCTTAAACAAATAGATAAACTTGAAAGACAAGTAGAAAAATTAGAAAATCAGATGGATGACATGCAAGACTCTGATAAAGAAATTATAGAACAACACGAACAATTATTTAAAAAATTACAAGAAG